CGAAGGAGCGCGTAAAATAATCTGTAATCGCGGTTCATGCCTTGTCAATTTTTTCTATCTGTTCAATTTCACTCTTGACTGTCAGCCCTTCAGGGAAGAGAGCCTTAAAGTCGCCCGTAGGAGTGTCGTAAACCTCTCCGTCACGGCTGGTGTAGGAGAGCACCAGGTTTTTCTTCTTGATTAACGAGAGAGCCCGTTTCTTCGGTATCAAGTGGGACAACACCGTCAGCTTCCCCTGGTCGTTACGGCTTCCGCTTACCGCCCTCCACTCGACGTAGAAGGGTCCGGATATCCTCTACATTACTTTTGACTTAATAACTATTATCATCTTCTATTCCTTTTTACGTCCTTCCCAATATCTGTCAGCGCCTTCCTGCCACGTCACAAACTCCTTTGTCTCGCCCATGAAGCGCCCTTTCGAGAAGACCGTATGACCTTCCACCCAGAGCTTCAGATCAGCATCATACATCATGGCGACCGCGGGGCGGCTTGCCGGCCTCTTGCCGTCGGCCTGGGAGACAAGCACCAGCAGTTTGTTGCGGAAGCGCTCGCGCAGCTCTTTATACTGCCTTGATCCGATACCCATAGTCTGCACAGAGTCGATGATAACGAACTCCGGACTTTTCGGTCTCGCCAGATATGCGGTAAGATCTTCGAGAGTCACCTTGTCAATCACCTGGAAGCGGGCCCCGCAGTCCTGCATGCTGAAACGTCGAAGAGTGTTCTGGAAGCTGAGTCCATACCCTTCCTCCTTCGACACATAAAGCACCTTTCCCGCGCCGGTGAGCATCTTTGCAAAGGCCATCACTGCCGAGCTCTTACCGTTGCCGCTGTTCCCCCAGATGAACACTATGCCATGACGCGCTATCTCGTCTCCAAGGCAGCCCCGCCATTCGGGGGCTACCTCCAGAGTCTTGTTGCGCACAGCAAGCGCCTGTATCGCAGAAAGGGAGCGTTTCATTTATAGTAACGTATTTCTCTTTGCTGTTGACAATTCCCTTATAACCGACTGCTTCACACGGCGCAGGTCGTTGCCATAGGCCCGCACATCCGTTTTCACGCGGTTGATTGCGGCGGAGTCCATAAGGTTATTTGCGAGGCAGATTTGTTCTATCTCGGCTGCGCTCACCGGAGTGAGGTCTATATAGCGTCGGCAGATGCGGCTCTCAATCTCGTCATAACCCTTCTTGTCATGCAGGACCCCATTGGTGATGCGCTTTTTGATTGCAGAGGTGCTGAGGAATACAATCCCGCAGCGGTCCTCCAAAGCATTGTAAATGCTGATGAAATAGTACATCACGCTGTCGGCCAGCTTGTCGGCCTCGTCGAAGACCAGCAGCGGCTTCTCCAGTGTCACCACATGGCGCAGGATTTCATTAAAGGCCTGCCGCAGGCTCATGCCGTTAGTCCTTACACCAACCATGGAGGCGAGCTCGTGCACAAAGTCCGAGCGAGTCATATCCGGTGCGCAGGTGAGGCGATACGCATTGCGGTGAAGGGCGACATAGGTGGCGGCCGCCGTGCTCTTGCCGATACCGGCAGGAGCGGCAATCCACATCACGCTGCTGTGCGATTGACAATAATCCAGAAAAAGCGTCATGTCCTGATAGGCCCGCGTGGAAAAGATCTGCCAGCCCTCGTTTTTCCCTAATTGCGATTCGAGCCGCTTCCACATATCATCAGATATGTTATTCCACTTCCCGTTAAGGATGTTCGATAGGGTGGCGGCGCTGATGTTTTTCAGAGAGGCCGCAGCCATGTTGTTGGAAGGATAGCGCTGGCAATACTTCGCCAGTTTCTCCCTGATGTCCATTTTTTTTACTTCATCCATTGTTTTATCGTTTTTTGTGTGTTTGAGTGCGTCATATTCTGTTCAAAGCCGCCATGGCGTCATATTGCGTCAGCATGCTGTTTGCCTTCTCCTGCTTGCCTATCGTGTCCGGATAGACCTCGGCCGGAAGCGGCTCCGCACTGCGCTGGGCCTCGGCCTTCTCCAGGATACGTTCAAAACTCTTCCTGCTTTCGTTAAGGGCGGCAAGGCCGGGATCCACCAGACCGTGCTGCTCCGGGGCCATCCCATGCGCCAGCATCAGGTCCTGATTGTCGAGAGAGCGCTGAATCCGGTCAATCTTGTTGCGCTCGTCCTGCATCCGGATAAACCTGCGCTCCTCTTCCGTCTGATCCTGGAGCGCACGGTGGATCTTGTAGTACGGCCGTGCCTCCGTCACGAAGCGGTCGCCATAGCGGTCTCTCGTCATGAGACGGACTACGGAAAGGTCGTGCGGGTCATAAGACACGTAGAACTCGCGGCCGGTGTTGTCCCGGCGCCAGAGGAGATCCGGATTGCCTTCTTTGTCGAAGACCTCGTACTGAAGCTTCTCTCCGCCGACGGTGAACTGGATACCATAAGCAGTAAACCTGGAAGGCTTGGCGGTGGTCATCCAGAAGATATCCCTGCGGATGGCGTCGGTCAGAGGCACGGCAGCGGGATTGACCTGAGACGTGTAGACCTCCATCCTGCTGCGGCCCGCGTATGCCTTCACATTGGGATGTGGCATATCATTCCAACGCTTGCGGGCATTCATATACAGTTCCACCACCTCATTATATGTGGGGAGCTTGGAGATATTCTTCTCTATGAACTCCCGGTGAATCTGGGAAGCCTCGCTCTTGGCCGTGATGTTGCCGCCGGTATAGAACCACTCCTGATGAAGCACCTGGGCCTGGAAACGGCCGAAGATGGCCTCAATCGTCTTTGCCGGAGCCTGATGGGGAGCCGTGGTGCGGAAGAGCGTAGCGATGCCCTTCAGCCACATCTGGGCGTCAGCACGCTTGGTGCCCCCCTGATTGTCCGTGACAAACTCATACGGCTTGCAGCCGGCGAACTCCAGGGCTTTCCTGGAAGCTTCATAGATACTCTCGAAATTCTCGGTGTTACTGATGTGGCAGCCCAGAAAGACCTCGCTGGCTGCGTCGACTATCTCATAGACATTAAGTGTGGCGAGTTGATACCTGCCGTCGATATAGGCCTTATAGAAAAGATTGAGCCTAGTGCCGTCGCCGTACCAGAGGGCGTTTGGCATTGTCGGCAGGATGGTGGAGTGCTGGCGGGTGTAGAGCATCTTGGCCCGTGTGTCGCCGATGACGGCATCCTTCCACCGGATTTCCACCTCCGGACGGGCAAGGTAATTGACAAGAGTTGTGGCCGTGATCCGCTTCCAGCCTTTCGCAGCAGCCTGCTCGTTATACCTTGAGAGGATCTGTGCGTTATTATAAACGGGAGTCCTGGAGCGCTTGAGTGCGATGATGTAATCGCCGGATTCATTGGTAATCTTGCAGGCATTGGCATTCACCAGGTGGCCGCTTACCAGGCAGGCATATCCTTCGCGCTTGTATTCGCGGATCTTATCTCTCAAGCGGGCGACGCTCTTGGGAAGGGTATGGCCATACCGCTCGCGCAGCTCTTCGCACTCATCGTATATCGGAGGCCAGTTGATCGGGGTGCTATTTCCGTGCAGCCTGCGCTGGACGCTCTGCGTCTGCTCCATGTCGATCAGTGCATTCAGGACTGATGCGTTAGTGGTGAATTCCGCAATCTTCTCTCCTTTGATGTGGGTGCCATCAGAAAGCATATACTCCTCAAAGAATGTGCGTGCCTCCGTGTCGATGCGGAGCTCTTGTTCCTGGTTCTCTTGCATGTGGGGATCCCCATATATATTTATAAAACGCTGTTTGAAGCGTGCTGGGAGACTGTCGTAATCTACGAGTGCGCAGTGGTCGAGGCCCTTGCCCGGACGGATGACAGAGATAGATCTGCGACGAACAAGGCTCTTATAACACTGATATGTCATCACTGCATCTCCGGAGCTGGCATCGGTCAGCTGCTGCACTGTCACTGTTATTGTAGTATGGTTTAATAGGTCCATCTATCATTTGTTATTATTTGGAGCGGGAGCAGGACTCGAACCTGCGACCTTCGGCTTATGGAACCGACGCGCTGACCATCTGCGCCATCCCGCTACTGGGCTTCCTAGGGCCTCGTTGGTTTTAACAACCAGGATCGCACATTAAGTGCACATTCTTCTTGTTCATGACTTATGACGTTTATATGGCGGTGCGAGTTCTTTCTTCTTGCGTTCAAACGGCACGTCAACGTGCTCAATGGTTTTAACGACAGTTCGACGAACACCGATATATTGCTCTTTGGTGATTGCCTGTTTTCGCATGACCTGCTGTCCGAAGTGACGTTTCTTGAACTGGGGCTGAAGGGATTCTCTTTTTAATACCCGTCGATCACTATAGGTGTAGTTCATGAGCGAAAAGGTTCCTTTGCGCCCCCTGTTGGCGCTTCTTTTTTTTGTGTGTTTTTGTTTCATATTAGGTTATTTAGCAACTATTGATGTTTCGGCTATATCCTGGGCTTTGCGGGCCATGGCGTTCCAGAGCGACATCGTCGCATTCAGGGCGCTATCCACAATCTCTCCACGATGTGAAAGTTCAATGTCGCCGGTGTTCTTATTAATCTTCAGCACGACGTTATCGGCGAAAGTCTGGATGATGAATCCTCCGACATACTGTGTTGTGCAGTCTGGAACAAAGTCCGGATCCACATAACGGCCGCCGATCTGCAAGGCGGCACGACGGATCTTGCGTGCAGTGGGGCCATCCTTCCTGTAGGAAAGGACATCCAACATGTAGTTACTTCCGACTTGGAAACGCTCCTGGAGCTGTTTTCGCTCTTCTGGGGTAATTTTGATTTGTTTCATATACTTGTATTTGTGTGTTTGTTTTTCTACTTTTGCAATCCGTAGCAAACTAACTACACCGCAAATATAGAACATTGTTCCGAATTATCAAACAATTTAGAACAATTTTCTACAACTATTTTTTGTGATGACAACAAAAGACCGAATTAAAGCTTATTGTGAGCACAAAGGAATATCGATTCGACAGTTTGAAATTCAATCAAAATTATCGAATGGATACGTCTCTTCAATGAGAAAAGGGTTAGGTATTAGAAAATTAGAGAATGTTCTAAACGCATTCCCTGATCTTAATAGAGAATGGCTTCTCTATGAGGAAGGAGAAATGATAAAGGGCCAGGTTAGGACATTTGAACTGAAGACGGATAAAGAGGCGCCTTTACAGAAGGTTCCGCTTTTCGAGCTTGAAGCCACTGCCGGCTTCTCGGCATTATATAGAGATTTTTCTTCAGCAGTCGCCGACTACATCACCATACCAAACTTGCCACCTGTCGATGGAGCAATCTACGCACGTGGAGACTCAATGTCACCACTGATCGAAAGCGGCGACATTGTTATTTTTAAGAAGGTGGATCTATGCCCCGAAAGTATTCTCTGGGGGAACATATATATTGTATCATACACTATCGAGGGGGATGACTACACGGTCCTGAAGTACCTTCGTCAATCTTCCAGGGATGGGTACATTCGCCTGGAGAGCTTTAATAGCCGGTATGATCCGCAGGATATCCCAGCTTCCTCCATCACGGCCCTGGCCCTGGTCAAGGCCAGTATCACCTTCCACACGATCGGATAAAAAACCGGAGGCATCTCACGACGACTCCGGAAGAAATTAATTATGAGTATTGTAGAAAACCGAATACAAATTTAGGTCAAACATTTTACAAGTTCAAATTCGTAAACATCTACATAGGGATTATCGTCCCATGCTCTCTTTCCGGACA